CGGGTGGCGTACAAGGTAGCGCGCACGATCACAAGGGGCGCCGAGCGGACGGTGGCGGCGGGTTAGGCGCGCTGGCGGCAACTCTCTGGCTTGTACGTCGCGGTCGCAGCCTGGCGTTCTCTTTGCCCCGCAGGAAGGCGCGCAGGAGGCGGGCGCGGAATCGATTGTCCATCCGTACAAGCTGCGCGTGCGACCAGTCACCGACCTGCTCGTCGCCAGGCTGCGGTGGAGCGTCGCGAAAATATTGCTGCCACCGAGCAACGTCGGCCGTCATGGCTGTCTCGTGGATTTGGAAAACGGAGTTCGGCAATAAGCTAAGGCAGGGCGCGGCGAGAAGTAAAACATCGCGGCCTTAGGAAGGCCTTAGCAGGACAAACATCCGCGTCGCCTCCATGGTCGGGCTCGCAATCGGCACTGATCAGGGCAGGTACGGCAACCTTGTGCGATCCATTCGCATGACCGAGTGCGCTTTGATCGTGAGGCCCCAATATCCCTCATCGTCACGTTCAACCGGGTCCTCCCGGTATAGGTCGCAAAAGATGATATAGGCCCATTCCGCCGCCGCGGCCTGAGCCTGTTCCGACGTTGCGAGCGGCCCCGGCTTGGATCCGCTAACCGACGCCTTGAAGGTGGCCAGGCCAATGTCTTTTGCGCAAATTTCGGTGACCTCCCTTGGAGTCGTCATCAGTGGCCCGTCCCACCCAGCAGCGAGCAGTATATGGACGTGCCTATAAAGGCTCGCCTCATCAACCTGAAGAACGCCATGCTCTTCAGCGCCGCGCGTGAGAAAATCACCAACCCGCCAGATTGATTTCTCGTCGAGCATGTGACGGCACCTTACTTCAGCTGCCCGAGCAGCTTGATGGCGCCGGCGTCTTTCCGAGCGGCAAGCGCGGGGATTCCACCGACGACGAACGCCGCCACCGCGCGTAGGAGCTCGGCGAGCTGACGCGCCGAACCCGGATCGAAGCGGCAATAGGCGCCATTCGTCGCTTTAGCGATGCCCCGGAATACCTGCTCGACCTCGCGATCGCGCCCTTCCTGGAACATGAAGGCCGGCACCTTGAGACGTCCGAGCTCGCTCGCTTCGTGGATGAGCGTGTCCCGATTCTCCTCCATCGCATCGCCGACGAACACCAGGGCGCTGACTGGGAAGAGCTTGGCCTCCTTCTTGGTGTGAGTCAGGATCTTCTCGATCTGCGTCTCGCCGGCATTGCACATAATCTGCGACATGGTCTTGGCCAGCTGCGCCGAATCCGAAATCCAGCGCGAGGCCCGGCACTCGCCCAGACCGCGGTAATAGACCAGCTGCATGTCGAGCCCGCCGGCGGCGCACGCCTCGCGAAACATGTCCGCCTGCAGCTTGCAGGCCGTATCCCACGCCGGTTGCCGGCTAGCCGTAGCGTCGAGGGCGAACACCAGCCGGCCGCGGACACCAGGGCTAGGAGACGTTCTCCCCAGGTCGGCGAGAAACTTGTCGAGGTTGGACTGTGGTCCAGTTGTCGGCGAGCTGTCAGTGCACGCCGTCACCGAGGCTTTGCGATCGATCGTCATTTTGACACTCCATGCATGGTGGGACCTTTGGACCGGTGGGACCTCCACTATTAGTTACGCGCGCGATGCATGGACAAATCTGGAGGGGGTCCCGGGCGAGGTCCCAAGGGTCCACCCAGGTCCCACCATTCAGCCCGATCAACTTCCGAATTTTAACCGACCCTCGTAAGGCGGAAGGATGCACGACCAGCGCGGGCCTGTTCTCTGATCAGCCGATACTTACCCACCGTGCCGTCGTCAGCGGTCACGGTCACAACGCGTCCGCTAATCCGGCGAAACTACTCCCCCAACCTCTTGGCCGAGACGTTGCCATCCTTGTCCCCAGCCACGCGCACGAGGAATTGCTTGAACGCGGGAGGGTTGAAGCCGGCCGGCGGTCTGCACGCCTCCTCGATGAAGCGAATGGTCGTGTAGGGTGTGTCGAGGTCAATCTCGTAGATCAGCCACAGGCTGAACAGTTCGCGGATATCCGATAGCTCGGGATCCTCGGCCCGGCTGGCATCCATGCTCGCGACCGGGTCCGGCTCTCCCAGCCAGACGAGCGGTCTACGGACCATCGTCGACCACTCCGGATAACTTCCGAATGGTCCGCAAACCGGCGGCGCTCCTGCTGCCAAGTAGGCGCGAATGATCGTGAGCCCGGCAGCAACATAGCGTCCGCGATCGGCCGCGACCTGCTTTAACGTATCTCGCTCGAAGGCTCGTAATTCCGGCCGCTCCTCGAGCGCCTCGAGATGGCACATGAAGCCGCGCCGGACCATATCGCCCTTGAACGCGATGTTGTTGCCAGTCGCGAACACCGCGGTGTGGCACTCGCAGTCCGGCATTTCGCTGCGACCGAGGACCCGGATCTTGATCACCGGCCGCTCGGCTAGCTGACAGAGGAGCTCGCCACTGAGATCATGGGTGCAGTTGTCGAGCGAGATGATCGACATGCCGCTCAGCAGTACTGACCCGATGCGCTTCTCCGTCTCCTCCATGTTCTTCAATGCGGTGATGACAGGACAAAGCCGGCCCGTGGCGATCACAGCGACCAGGTCGACGTAATAGCTTTTGCCCGTTCCTGAGGTGTCGGCGACGATCAGATGCACGGGCGCAGTGGGAAGCGACCCCCGCACCTGCGCCGTCAACAATCCCGACAATGCGAGCGAGCGGTTGAGCCGTCTCTCGTGCTCTCCCTTCTCCGCCTTGAAGGAGAATTCTGAGAGCGCGTCAGTCAACGTCTTGAGCGCAGCCTGCGCGTCCTGCATGGTCGGGTGTTCCGGTATGTCCGGTAGCTGGAATCCCGGCAGCAGATAGAGCTCGGACTCGGGGTCGTAGCCAGGATCGGCGAGGAGCGAACCATCGGGACGGAGAGTGGGCGTCGTGATGATGCCGGCCACGCGAGGGAACGGCCAGTGCCGCTCGCCAACCAAGATCGCGCGCACGATCTGCAGCGGCGGGTCAATCTCGACCCAGGCGTTGCGCTTGCGGTCGTACCTCTGAAACACGGCGGATTCGGCCACCGGTCCCAGGAACGAATCCGGACAGAAGGAACGCAACCGGGCGACCACCTGTCTTACGGCCGCCGGCCGCCGAACGGGCTGCACGAGCGAGCCGGCGCGCGAGAAGATCGGCAGCCCGGACGTGACCAACGCGTTCTCGGCCTCATGGATGATGCGCGGTAATTGGCCGGCGATGACCTGGATGGTGGGGCGAGGGCCAGTGCGCTGCGGTTGCGGCTGCGGCCGCGTCCGCGGCTGCGCCTTGCCGGCCTGGGCGGCGCTGTTAATGGTTGCCCACACTGCCGGCGCGCCATCGTCAGCGACGAGGCCGCAGGTCTGGGCAGCCTCGAACAGACGATCGCGGACTTCCTGCTCGTCGAGACCGCCACCGCCGACGATCTGGAAGAGATTGAAGGCGGCGGTATTGAGCGTGTTGTTGCGCGTACCCGGCTGCGCGGACTCAACCGCCTTGCACTCGCGGTCGAGCGCCGCGCGCGCCCATGCACTGGCCTTCTTGCTGCAGGCAAGGTTGATCAGCCATTCGGGTGCCGCGACTGCCTGATCGGTGGTGGGATCCCAGCGATAGATTCCGCCGTCAGCGGTCCGGCTTGGCGCAAGGATTACGTATCCACCCTCGCCGCGGACATCGATGCCGGGACCGATCCTGCTGGCACTGTTGCGAATCTCGGTAACGGCGCTCTTGTCCCAGGTGAAAACCCGGTGCCGCCCACCTCGCGGGGTAAACGACGTTAGAGTTTTCGGGAGTTCACCATGCTGCGCGGTGAGCTGAGCGAGCGATGCCTCGCCGTCGATCTTCTTGATCGGGTCGAGGTCGGTATCCAGCACCCACATGTTGCTCTTAGCGCCGGTGGGCGCGGCAATCATGGCGTTCGGCCATTGCGTCCACCACGCCTGAATCTGCGCCTCGTCCGTGGTCGCGTCATAGAAACCGTTCGGGGTCAGCGGCTTCTTGTCGAGCGGATTGCAGGGGAAAACCGGAATCCCGCTACGTGCGTATTGGAGCGCGGCCTCGAGCATGGTCGGCGTGCTGGTCTGGGCCTGCGGGCTCATGTGATCGCTCCTGGTCCGCCAAGTTTGTGGAGAAGGCTGTGCAGGTATTGGTGTTGCCTCGGAGTCGGTTCACGTCCCCACACCGTGCGCGAAGCCATGTCGTCGACGAATTGGTGGTGTCTCGCGTCAAGCCGATGCTTGTTACGCTGCAGGAAGAGCGCGACCTCGGTCCACTCGAGCTTCCCATCCGTGTTACGGAATTCACCGGTGCCGTGGTGCTTGCTCTCTGCGGCCTTCACGCCCTCGGCGTAGCCTTCGAGCCGGGCCTGCTCTACCTTGGCGCGGATCTTCTCCATGTCGTCTTTGCTCAGACCACCATTCTCGAGGTGATCGGCAAGTGCATGAAAGTCGGCGCCGCAAGACTTCAGCGTGCGCATCATGGCGCGCACAGTATTGATGACCTCGCCGTCGCTGTCGGAAGACAGTCGGCGAATTTGGTCGCCGAGCCTCGAGCCGTGGCGATCGTCCCGACGTTTCGTGATTTCTGGCGGGAGGGACACGACTCATCTCCAGCAACGTTCCCGGTGCGGACACATCTTGCAGCGCCAGTCCGAAGCGTCGTCATAGGCGCGTGGGAGGAGCTTGCTGTTGCGTGTTGCCTCAATGATGTTCAGGGCGCGATCGCTCCAGAACTGCGCGCGCTCGGCATCGAACGGCACGAAGAAGTGCAGCCACTCACAAGTGTCGGCGTTCACGGCGGTGAACAGCGCCGGATTGGTGACTTCGAGATACGCCTGATAGAGCGCCACTTGCACGGCGTATTGCGGGAAGGTCTTTTCGAGGCCGTCGCGTTCCAGTGCGCGCCAGTTCTTGGCGTTGATTGCCTTGCACTCCCAGATGAGCGGATAGATTACGTAGGCGCCCGGTAGGTCGGGGCCGTGAATGATGATCCCGTCGGCGTGGCCACGGAGCGCACCATTCGCTGCGGTGAAGGCCAACGCCTCGGGCGGTGCAAACTTGAAGCCGGCGGCGATGAGATGCCGGCGCGCGCGCTCTTCAAAGTAATGCCCACGGTCGAAGATTTCGCGCGTCCTGGCCGCGAGCACGGGCTTGCACCACCAGTCGTACTGGATGCGCCGCGCGCATTCATGCCCAATGATCGATGCGCCCAGATAGGGCCGCGGCAATTCCGCCGCGGTCGCCGCGGCGCGCTCGATCGCGCTGTTGAGCTCGACGTTGATCGGCTCGATCGATAGGTTGGCGCGGTTGAGATTGAGCACGGGAAAACTCCGCTCAAAGGCCAATCTCATCGTTGAATTCGTCGGGCGTCATCAATGGTCCGCCGCCCGCGGCATTCGCCTGGCGCGCAACCGTGCTCGCGCTCGATTTCCGAGTCACGCCCTTGTCGCTCTGGCCGCGCGCAATCATCGCCTTGCGGATCAAGCGCATGGCCCGGAGCAAGAACTCGACCATGGTCTCGCACGACCACTCGGCGAGCGGTTTGGTCCAGTCGATATCGGTGCACTCGTCCGCCAGGTCGGGCAGGATCGTCGCGACCGCGCCGGCGTCCCATGGCTGCGGGTCGAGCGCGACCATCCGGATGAGTCGCTCGGTGTCGATTTCCTCCGCGGTCGCCTGTTCTGCCCGCTTGGAGATCCAGGCGAACAGAACTGCGGCGATAATCCACCCCCACTCAACGTCGGATAAGCGACCGATCGGCGTGCCAGGCGGAACCGGGCCACCGATCTGGACAACCCCGCGCGCGCCGGCGATGGCGGCGGCGGTCGCGTCCCGCTGCCAAACGTCCTCGAGCGCGCTGAGGGAGACCTCTCCGACCGCCTTGATCTTCTTGTTGCTCATGGTCACGCCCACGACGGCCGCGTGACCGGAGTGCTCGGTGTAGTGGGTCCGCCACTGGTCCCGCCATCGAAGGGCGGTGCCTGCTCAACAGGGCGCCAGCCCTGCTTGTCCTTCGTGATTACCAAGCCGATGCAGTTTTTGTCCGCATAATTCCCGCCAGAGCCGTCGTTCTTCGGCTCGCCTTTCTCGACGCCGATCTTCACCATGAAGCACATTCCCTCGAAGTCTTTGAGGGAAACCGTGCGCGCGGCGCGCGCTTCGGCGCTGATGTCGTCGGGCATCAGTCCCTTCGCGCTGTCGATGATCGCCTTCAATATGCCGCGGGTGATGTCGGCAGCCTGGGCGTGAAGGACGTGGTGCCGTCGACGACCATGTATTCCCAGAATTTCCGCCCTTTGTACTTCCCGTCGATGACGGTGAGCTCCATGTCGAGCATTTCGCAGCCCCCATCCTTGCTGCGCTTGAGCACGCCATCCTCGCCGGCGCCGCCGTAACGGAGGTGAAGAGAAACCGGCACGATCTCGCCAGCGGGAATGACTTCGAAGTCGCGTGCGGGCGGGGCGTCGGTGTAGTCATAGGGCATCGCTGCCTCCTCTATGTCTGCTTGGGTGAAACGGTGACGAACGGTTTGCGCTCGCCCGGTCCGGTCAGTTTCTCGAGCAGTGCACCTAGATCCGGTGGCTCCAATTGCTCGAGCCGGCCGCTCCTATCCTTGGCTGGATAACCCCACACATTTGGGTTCGTACAAACGAACGCGCGCACCGGTTTTCGGTCGCCGAAGTCGGTCCACTGCATGGTCACGATCTCGTCGACGATTCCCGGTATTTCGCGGCCGGTTTTGCCGCCCTCAATCTGAGGTCGCCAGGTCGAGATATTGAAGTCGTCGGTGTGCCGCTCGAGTATCGTCACGAAGATCACGGTGCGCTCGCGCGCGTGCTGGAGCTGGTTGAGCCACCCCAGCATGCTGCGAGCGCACAGCCCGTAGATCGCGCGCAAATCCTTCTTGCCGCGATCGGTGACGGCCTCGGGCTGCAATTCCGACCATCCGAGGCAGAGTCGGCTCGCGGCGCCCAAGGAATCGACGAACAGGATCTTGAATGGCGCAAGCTTTGCTAGCTCGGGGTTCTTCATCACCTCGGCATAGTGCGCCTCGGAATAGGCGGCGGTCGGTGGCAGGGCCGGATTCGGGCCACCGAGAGCGCACGCAATGTCGCGACACTCGCTCCATAGCCGTGGACGCACGCTCGCGACCGCCAGGTCGGCTATAGCGAGGTCGCCGGCCTCGACATCGACCAACACGGTCTGCGCCAACGTCTGCTTACTCAGGGTGCGGAGTTGCGACGTCTTACCGACCCCGCTCGGACCTACGAGTAGGATCTTGGGGCCACTCTTCTGCGCGAGGCGGTCGCCTGCCGTGAATATCTTCATGGCGCGCCATCCTTCTTACGCTCGGCCACCTCGATGACCTGGGCGGCAAGCTCGAGCGTGGCAACGATCAGCAGGGGTTTCCGATCGGCGCGGAGGATTAGGAAGTCTCGTCCCTCAAGCCAGTCGTACAGACGGCGGAATCCGCCACCCCGGCACTTCACCTCGCCGCGAAGATCGCGACCGAGTGCTGGAGCGGAAACATCGCCACCAAAACGACCGCGTGCAGCGCCCGACAATGGCACGCGCTCCGCGGCGAGACCGTGCTGCTGTAGAAGCGCGACAACGGCCCGCTCAGTTCGGTTTCCCTTCTGACGGTGACGAGCTACGCTCATGACGCGCCTCCGGGAAACATGTCCACCTGATCGCCCCATGCATCCCAACCAGGACGGCGGGTGCGCGCGAAAAGCTCGAGATAGGGGCCGGCGCAGTATCGCTCAATCCTGCTGTAAATCGCATCCGGCTTGCGCGAGTGTTCGCGCACCGAGGCGAGGATGACCTCGCGGACATCTTTGGCGACGCGCCGGCAATTACCGCGACGACCGAGCAGGACGTCCTCGGAGCCCTTTCTCGTGGTCAGCCCGA